CATCCGCGAACCAGTTGCTGGTTCCCTGATGTATGGAAACAACATCATCTCTGGTGCTGTCGTTCCTTCTTCTAATGCAATTGGTCTACACTTCTACCCCATCTGGGAAGCTGCCTCACTTGATGAGTGGCTCTATAATGGTGGTCCTTTCCAACTAGTAGTCTTCCACTTCCTGATTGGCATCTATGCCTATATGGGACGTGAGTGGGAACTTTCTTACAGATTGGGTATGCGCCCTTGGATCTGTGTTGCTTACTCTGCACCTGTTGCAGCAGCATCCGCAGTCTTCCTGGTCTATCCTTTTGGTCAAGGTTCATTCTCTGATGCGATGCCCCTGGGTATCTCTGGTACATTCAACTACATGCTTGTCTTCCAAGCTGAGCACAACATCTTGATGCACCCCTTCCACATGCTGGGAGTTGCTGGTGTCTTTGGTGGTTCATTGTTCAGTGCAATGCATGGTTCACTGGTTACTTCCTCCTTGGTTCGTGAAACCACTGAGCAAGAGTCACAGAACTATGGTTACAAGTTTGGTCAAGAAGAAGAGACATATAACATTGTCGCAGCACATGGTTACTTTGGTCGCTTGATCTTCCAATACGCTTCATTCAACAACTCACGTTCCTTGCACTTCTTCCTTGCTGCATGGCCTGTTGTTGGCATCTGGTTCACTGCACTGGGCGTAAGCACCATGGCATTCAACCTCAATGGTTTCAACTTCAACCAGTCCATCCTTGATGGTCAGGGTCGTGTGTTGAACACCTGGGCAGATGTTCTGAACCGTGCTGGTCTTGGTATGGAAGTCATGCATGAAAGAAATGCACACAACTTCCCACTGGATCTTGCAACTGCTGAGTCAACTCCTGTTGCTCTGACAGCACCTTCTATTGGATGATAGAGGTTAATATCTAAAGAGAAAGGGGTCATAGACCCCTTTTTTTATTTCAATTTTTGTGTTAAGATATGCAAAGTTTAAACAACAAACACAATCAAAACTACCTTAAGGAGGTAAATAAAAATGGTAGCATCAACATTACAACAACAAAGAAGAGGGTGGTTTGATGTCCTCGATGACTGGCTTAAACGAGATCGCTTTGTATTCATTGGCTGGTCTGGTTTACTTCTTCTTCCCACTGCCTATCTTGCCATTGGCGGTTGGCTCACTGGCACAACGTTTGTAACTTCATGGTATACACATGGTCTTGCTAGCTCGTATCTTGAGGGTGCTAACTTCCTTACTTCTGCAGTTTCTACTCCTGCAGATAGTATGGGACATTCTCTCCTTCTTCTTTGGGGTCCTGAGGCTCAGGGGGACTTCGTCAGGTGGTGCCAACTTGGAGGGCTTTGGGCCTTTGTTGCTCTCCACGGTGCATTTGCACTCATTGGTTTCATGCTTAGACAGTTTGAAATTAGTCGTCTCGTAGGAATTAGACCATACAATGCTATTGCGTTTTCTGGGCCTATCGCTGTTTTTGTCAGTGTGTTTCTCATCTATCCTCTCGGACAGTCCAGTTGGTTCTTTGCACCGTCGTTTGGTGTTGCAGCGATTTTTAGGTTCCTACTCTTCCTACAGGGCTTCCATAACTGGACGCTCAACCCTTTCCATATGATGGGAGGTGCTTTGTTATGTGCAATCCACGGAGCAACAGTAGAGAATACACTCTATGAAGATGGAGATAAAGCAAATACTTTCAAAGGTTTTGAACCTACGCAAGAGGAGGAGACTTACTCGATGGTTACTGCGAACCGTTTCTGGTCACAGATCTTCGGTGTTGCTTTTAGTAATAAGCGTTGGTTGCATTTCTTCATGCTCTTTGTTCCCGTCATGGGTCTCTGGACAAGTTCTATCGGTATTATTGGACTTGCTCTTAATCTACGTGCTTATGACTTTGTATCTCAAGAGATTCGTGCAGCAGAAGACCCTGAGTTTGAGACTTTCTATACAAAAAACATTCTTCTGAATGAAGGATTACGTGCATGGTTGGCACCTGTTGATCAACCACATGAGAACTTCATCTTCCCAGAAGAGGTACTACCAAGAGGTAATGCACTGTGATTAAATCACTCTTCACTTTTATGTTTGCTGCATTGATGTGGGTGCAAGTCCCACAGTGGCAGGATGATTGGTCTAAGTGTGCAGTAGATGTACCAGACACAGCATGTCATTGGTATATCACAGCACCTGATAGCACCATGGGTGAAGGATTCAGTTGGGCAAATGCCCCATGGTTCAGTGTTGAAGGTCTCCGTGATATTGGAGAACTTCACAATACAGTTCAATCTCTACAAGAAGCATGAATAACTTTATGGTTTTCATATATTTTGTTTGCTTTGCTCTCATTGCTGGTGGTGCCTTCGCTATGATGTGGTCTAACATTCAATCTATTAACGTAGAGATGAGGACTCCTAAACCAAAGCATCCTGAAGCACCTGAAGCAGGTGAGGAATTAATGTATGTGGACCTATCCAGAGAGAAACTGGAACAAATTTATGATAAAGAATAGAGGATGCTGTGGTTCTGGATGTCCAGATTGTCCATTTAGACACAACAAATAAATCTTTGGTATTGACTAGAAATTAAAAATACTATAAATTAAGAGGGGTAACCCCTCTTTTTTTGTATTATCTTATGAATGAAATTTATAGAGTCTATAGCAAAGATGGATGTCCATATTGCACAAAAGTTATTTCTGTGTTACAGTTAGCAGAGTTAAAACATATTGAATTTAAACTAGGTAGAGATTTTGATAAAAAAGGTTTCTATGAAGAATTTGGCCAGAATGCTACTTTTCCAAAAGTAAAGAGAGATAATATCACTCTTGGTGGATGTACTGAAACAGTTAAATATCTTAAAGAAAACAATTTAGTATAATGGATAATTGTTGGGATTTGTACGATACTGTTGAACATACCATTGATTCTGCCTTTGAAGGTAAGTTCACAATCAACATGTATGAATTTCTAAAAATTATAAAAGCAACCAAAAATGATGTAGAGGAATTTTTCAATTCTTCTACTGCAGTTGAAATTAATGGATTAATTCT